GGCTGCGGAGCCTGGGCGAGTCCGTACCCGTTGCCGATGTTCGTCACGCCCAGCGCCCACGACATGGGAGCAAGGCGGTCACCGCCCTTCTGGATGATGATGAACGTCTCGTCCAGCGCCTCGTCGAACCCGTTGGGCGGGATCATCGGCAGCGCAGGAACCGCCGGTGCGTTCGCGCCCTTCACCTCGACATCGAAGAGCTTCTCGTGCTGGGGCAAGCGGAAGCTGACGTTCAGCTCGAAGTTGCGTCCGCGACGAGCGTGGTAGTGGTACTGAGCAGACAGCAGCGAGGTAGTGGCAGCGTCGGTCAGCCCCTCGGCGAAGTTGCCCCCGATGTCGGTCTCGACCGCGTACGGCAGGTAGCCGTAGCCCCGCATCGGAACCTCGATGTTGCGGGTGTCGACAACCCCAGCAGATGCTTTCTGAAGTGGCGCCGACATCACCGCCAGCGGCTGCTGGCCCTTGAGGCTCTTCGTGCGGATGCAGGCGGAAGGCGCGGTCTGGTTGTTGAACTTGATCGATCCGAACGCGGTGTCGACAGAAGCGCGGTCGAAGTCCACGTTGAGCGCGTCGGGCGTCTCCGTGGGCTTGATGACGTTCTGGTTCAGGTAGTCGTTGACACCACCTGACAGATCCGACTGCCGGATCTCGCGGTACTCGGGGCGCTCGAAGTTCGACGACGCCACATCAGTTCTCGAGGAGGCTGTAGATGATGTGAAGCGTTGCGGCGCCAACCGTCACGACACTGAAGCCCTGCGGGATGATCACGCCTGGAGTGAAGTCGATCACAGTTCCCGCAACCGTGGTTCCATACGCAGGAGTCAATTGTGTAGTCCCTTGAGCTTCTCGCAATTGAACGGATGTTCCAGCGGTAACGACATAGATGCGATGCAGGACCGCATACTTCGTGTTCCCTGTCTGGAATACGCTGTTGGCGGCAGTGCCATTCACCGTGTCGGTGCTGTCGAATACCCCGCCTGCAGCCTTGGCTGCGCCGATCGCACGGCCAGTCGGATAGAACGTGCCGGCTGCCGTCAGAATCATCACCCGCGTCGCCGCGCTATCGCGAAAGCTCGTCATGTCAGTACCACCATCCCCAGAAGTTGACGCGGTCAGGATCCAACGGGCCGCGATGCCGCATCCCGCGCTTGTACATCGTCGGCCCCCTCGCGTCCCGAGGACCGCCAGCGTACGTCGTGAACTTCACACCTTCCTCGGCGAGCTCGGGCTGGATGGCCCTCATGCCGGGGATGTTGTTCTTCTTCTGGAAGCAGCCCTGCGCCGTGCGCAGCACGAGGTAGCGGCAGTGCTGGTCGGGCAGCATGACCATCGTCTCGACGATGTCGTCCTGCGCCAAGGCGTTCGTGAACGCGGCGTCGAACGTCAGTTCATGCACGCGGGCGCCCGAAGGAGACAGGATCGTCGCGCCATTCGAGTAGATGCAGCGGCGCACCTCCCCGTAGTGCGCGGCGTTCACGTTCGCCGTCGTCGTGACCTGCCAGTCGCTGTTGATGTACGAACCCTCCTCGGGCTCGATCTCCCCGAAGATCGGCCCAGGCAGGTACAGCAGGTTGGCCGAGGCGGAGACCGTGACGATCTTGCCCTTGAACATCTTGGGCGGACGGACGACCACCCGCAGCATCAAGTCCTCGGGGCTCGTGTAGTGCCACAGCCGCAGGGTGTTGTTGCCCTCCCACGACCAGTGCGGCACGCGCTCGTTGGCGACCCACTTCGGGATCTCCTGCCCTTGGGTCACGTTGCCGAGCGTGCTCCACTTGTACGGGCTGAAGGTCGGCGTCGAGCTGGGGTCGTTGCTCCGCCGGTACACCTTCACGCACGCCATCACCCAGGTGGGCAGGCGGTACTCGTACACGTCCGACATGAGCTTCGTGGCGGAAGCCCCGTCGACGCACATCGTGAAGTTGGAGTACTCCTTGTTCGCCTCCACCATCGTGCGGTACATGCCGCGTAGTTGGCGGTCGCCGTGACGGACGATGGTGGCAATGGGGTACTTGGCCGCGCTCGGATCGTCGAGCACGTCCTGAACCTCCGCGATGAACTGGGTTACGTTCAAGAAGCCCCCCCGAAGTCGTTGTACCGACTGGGCTAGGGCGCGTCAACCTTCGCGGTGGCGTACGTCCTCTTGATGCCGGCGGCGTGCTCGGCCCGCTCGTGGGCGGTCTTCCACGCCTGCTCGGCGAGTTCCTTCTTGCGGGTCTCCCGCAGGCGGTCGTTGTGCCGCTCGACCTCGTCGGCGACCTCCTGGAGGTTCTTGCCCTGCTTGGTCAGGTCGCAGGCGCGCACGCGCGCGAGGATGGTCTCGGCGGGGAATTCGTTCAGGAACTCGCCCTGATCCCCCTCCCAATAGAAGACCGTGTCCCACTCGGCCATGTTCACCGAGTAGCGCACGACGCGCCACCGCCCAGGCACCTCGCTGGACATGCGGCGGATGGGCGACCACCAGATGCTGAGGCAGGGGTCGTAGTCGCGCAGAAGGCGACGAACGCGGGACAAGGCAGCCGACGGCGCCCAGATGGGATCCGCCGGCTGCCAGCTCACGCGGCGCCGCTCCGAGTCGGTCATCGGAACGGTGCGCTTCCTCATTGCCCGATCAAAGCATTGGGAGTCAGCATGATTTTCATCACCGAAGGAGCAGTGTTGGCTGCGCCTGCCGTCCATGCAGTGCTTTCATTGCATGTGACAACACCAACAGCGGCCAATCGGTTGGGAGTCCACAGTCCTGTGTTCTGTTGAGCAAACACGGTGTCTGCGGTGGTAGGGTCAAGCGCTCCTCCTAGAACGTTGATTCCCTGATTTTGCAACTGATTGGTGGGTGTCGACGGCGCCGTTTGACCTCCAACATCGACCGTGACCACCTTGGCGGCATAGATCGACTTGTCGAGGGCAAACGGCAGAGGATACCTGCGGGATGCATGGTTGACTGCCGACACAAGGTACGACATGCCAACTTCGATGTTGACCGGCCCAGCAGTCGTCAACGTCACATAGATCGACGAGATCGCGCTGAACACGCGCCAAGCCCGTGCCCGCAAGCTGTTTGCTCCCGTTCCGTTCTTCGTTCCGAGCTCTTGGATGGGGTTGCCATAATGGTCCCATCCATTGATCTCGTACTGAAACACGTCGGTAGCGGTTGGACACGTGAAGTCTGGCGCGAACGGATAGTTCGCGTAGAACACTCCGCCAATCACGGTGCCTAGCTCAGTCGGAGCCGCAACGAACGGCATCAATTGCCGCACGTTTTGGGCGCATGCTTGAGCAGGGCAAATCCCGTCAACATCCTGAGGGGGCCTAATGAAGGTTGTTTCGGAAAACAACCCTCTATAGGCGCTCCCTCCCAGCGAGTTCTTGAAAAGGACTGATGCCATTGGATCAGCCTCCTTTCAGCTCGACAGCTCGGTGAGGACGGCACCCGTGCGGTTGCGGACCTCCACGATCATGTTGTCCTCCCACGTCCAGCCGCGCCAGTACTTGTCGAGGTCGGGCAGGCGCTCCCACGTGGTGACATCGCCACCAACGAGGGGTTGCATCGGAGCCGTCTCGAGGATGTGGAACTGGTCCAGGGCGAGGAAGTACACGCGGTTCTGGTAGCAGAAGCGGTCCTTCACCCAGCCGACGCCGTTGAACGTCAGCGTCTTGTGGCCGCCCTGCAGCTCGAGCGTGTTGTTGTAGCGCTTGTCCGGCGTCAGCAACTTCACGTACGAGTTGTAGGTCGGGAACGACGAGAGGATCAACTCGATGTTGGCGTTGTTGATCTCCTCGGCGTCGGACATCGCCTGCTGCATCAGCTCCTCGGTCAGCGGACGGTTGCCCGCGCCGCCGTTGTCGAGGACCACGGCACGGTTGAACGACTGGCTTGAGGCAAGGATGCCTTGGAAATAACTCGTCGCAGTGCCGATGTCGTCTTCCGCAGCCGATTGCTGCGAGCCCGAGGCACCCATGCCATTGAGCACGCCGACGTCCGTGAAGACGCCGCCGATGCCCGTCATCTCGCGACGATAGGCAGTGTCAACGCGAGCAGGGGCAGTACCGAGCGCGACGCCGTTGCCACAGCGAACCACCCAAGCATTGGCCCAGTTGGCGGAGAACGCTCCCACGCCTGAAGCCAACGCCACGTTCAAGGCGTCTCGGAGACGAACCGTCACGGTTGCTCCAGACACGGTGACGTCAAACACCGTGAATGCATTGGCGATAGGACCGGTGTTGGGAGTGAAGGTCTGAATAGCACCAGCGTTGGTGAACACCGCCACGCGCATCCCAGGCTCGATGTACTTGTCGAGCGTACCGGCGGCGCGAGTGGTCGCGGCGCCTTCGATCGACGAGTTCACCTTGAGCGTGACGGAGATGCAGCCATCGGCGTCGGGGGTCGTGCTGCCGATTGTGTTCACTTCCGCGATCCGACCCGATCCGTCGTTGTGGACCTGGCGGGCGCGGTCGATCATGATGTCGTCCACGATGCCTTCCATCTCGATCTGCAAGGCTTCGGCGTAGGCTCCGCCGTTCGTCTTGCCGTGCCGGATGGTGTCGCCATCCAGCGCGATGCGGGCCATGCCCTTGCGGGTGATGGTCGAGTAGGTCAGCGACGGCTGGAAGCCGGGGTCGGGAATGACGCCACCGTAACCCACGTTGTTGAGGCCGGTCGAGCGACCGAACCGCACGGGGAACACGATGTACTTGCCCGAGACGGCTTGATGCGGACGCTTGTCGATCATGCTCAAGAGCACGGTCGAGTTGTTGCGGGCGTCCGGCAGGAGCTGCAGGAAGTAGTTGGTGAGGAGGTTGTCGTAGTAGCCGGCGCCGGTCGTGGCGCCGTACGCTTGGGTGTTGTATGCAACACCGTTGCTTGCGGTCACAGACATGGATCAGTCCTTGGTTTGGTTGTGGGCTACCGGACGTCGTTCCTGAGCTGGTTCATGAACGACTTGAAGCCGGAGCGCCATTGGCCCGATTGCAGATCCTTCGCCGAAGGCTTCGGCGGGGTGTTGGCAGTCAGTCCAGGCGTGCCGGCGGCGGGCGGGATGCCAGCCAGTTGCGACGCGGCGGAAGCCCTTTGGTCACGTTGGGAAGACATGAAGTCGGAGAGCATGTCGGCCTGCAGCGCGTGCAGTTCGGCAGCCACCTCCTCCAGCGGCTTCGATGGGTTCGCCATCTGGTAAGCCGCGACCACAACCTCAGCTTGTTCCCGCGCCTTCGCGTTCCCTTGGTATAGGGGCAGCGAGCCGACGACGGACTTGATGCGATCCATGTGCGACTGGGTGGTCAATTCATCGCGGAACTTTGTGAGCTCCGCGATCTTGCTCTGGATCTGCATGAGCTCGGATCTGGTCTGCTTGGTGACAGGATCCAGTTCCTCGCCCGAATAACTCGCATCGGTGGAGCCAACTCCGATGGGGCGGCCATGCAGTTGAGACGCACGTCTCTGGATCTCCGCAAGGGCCGCGTCGGGGTTGGTGCGCAACAGCGTCTCCATCTGGGAGGCGAACTCGATGGCGCCGGCATGCTGTGCCTTGAGCGCGTTCGCTTCCTGAAGTCGCTTCTCTGCGGCGGACGCCATCTGCGCGCTCTTGCGCAGGTCCGCCACGGTGGTATCCATCTCGCGTCCATCCACCTTGAGGCGGACGACGGCGTTGTCGGGCGCGTAGGGAACGGCGCCGGGCTGCTGGGGTTGTTGTTCGCTCACGGGATCACCTCGTAGCCGGCGGCGGCGGCGCGCCTGTTGGCTTCATCGCGGCCATTGTTCTGGGACGGAAGGCCCATGGGGTTGGCTCGTGACTCGCCCTCGATGGAGGCGCGCTTGGGATCCTTGGGCCTGCGCCACAACCACCGCTGGTCGACGGTGAACGAGCCGCCGGCTCCGACCACGACGGGCAGTTCGACCTTCTGCCCGTAATACCGCAGGCACACTTGGCAGAGGATGTCCTCGTACCACGCCGACTTCGGGTTGGGCTTGTAGGCGCTCTTCCACTGATCGGATCGAACCAGTCCGGTCTCGGGGTTCAGCGTCAGGTAGACGCCGTGGCTGGGCTGCCCCTCGGGGTGCTGGTTCCGGCACTTGACGAAGAAGTGGTAGATGGAGTTCTCATTGTCCTTCTCCTCTTCGGTGCGACGGCGCTGCTGCTTGTAGACCTCCTCGAGCAGCACGTCGGCGGCCTCGACCTCCTTCTCGTTGTCCCCGTCGATGGGGAACATGGGGGTCAGCAGGTTGGTCGCCTTCTCGACGGTGGCGCGGGACGCGGACAGCTCCTTGAGCTGCGTCGCGATGTTGGCGGCGTCGGCGTGTTCTTCGCGCCTGACGCCCTTGGGCTTGATGGGGTTTGCGTCTTGCATGAATCAGAATGAAGGTTGGGATGCTTGGCCGACTTGGCCTGGGATGCCCTTGACTGCTTCGGCCATCTGCATGGCCTGCATCTGGGCTTGCTGGATGAACATCTGATGCTTCTTCCAGTGGTCTGTGATGAGCGCCTGCGTCTGCACGGGCAGCCCCTTGAACTCCGGCGTGTACATGTACGCGATGATGACCGTCGATTCCTTGGCGTGGTCCTCCCACTCCATGACGGGGTAGCCTTCGTCGCCGTACTTGAGCGGATCCTTGATCATCTCCTGGATCTCGCGCTCCTGGTTCCGCTCCGCCTGGAGGGTGCGCTTGATGAACTCGTCGCTGGTGTTGTAGTGCAGGCCCTTCAGGATGAGCGCGCGGGTCTGCTCGTCGAACTGCGGGTTGAACGCGCCGGCCTGCAGGGCGTCCAGCATCTCCTCGCGCGCGGAGCCGAGCGTGTCCGCGACGGACGGGTTGCCGACGATGACGAAGTCGTTGAGCAGGTCGGAGCCGTCGAACTCCTCGACGACCCATTCCGCGTCCTCGCCGAGGTAGCGCATGGTGCGCTTGGGGCCGTAGTACATCTTGCCGAGCGCGAGGCAGATCTTGCCGGCGTCGCGCACGGTGCGGAGCGTGGACTTGGAGGGCACGGTCAGCGTGATGAACCGCTCCTCGTTGATGGCCCGCACGGCGCTGCCGGAGCGGAGCTGCCCCGGCAATCCCTCGGCGTTGATCTCGGACTGCGCGGCGGCCTTGTTGAGGTCGGCTTCGCACACGTCCATGAACCGCGCCACGTCGGGCGGGATCTGGGGCGGGGGGCCGTGCTGCACCTTGAACGAAGACACCTCGTTGACCTGGTAGATGCGTCCACCGCCGACCGGCATGCTGTCGGTGTCGATGCCCGACTGGTCGCCGACGTAGGTGTTCGGGAGACCGAACGTCTCCATGAACTGCATCATCACGGTGCGGGCTTCGTTGAGGTAGTACTGCGGGCCGAGCAGATCCTCGACGAGCGACGCGCCCCAGAACCTGCCGGGGTGCGGGCACCAGTCGTCCTTGACGTAGGGCAGGTGCGACCAGCCGGTGCGGTCGGCGATGTAGGGGTTGTCGAGTCCGCCGGCGCGGTTGAGGTTGAGGATGCGCCCGCCCGCGTACACGACGCGCATGCCGCGCGGGTACTGCTTGCTCGGTCGCTGCCAGAGCTCGACGTACTGGGTGCGCTTGCCGCGCTTGTCCTCGGGCTGCGCCCAGTCCACGAGCGACAAGCCGGATCCGTTCGACATGAACGCGATGGCCTCCTCGTAGTTGCGCAGGCCGGCATCCGCCTCCATGGGCTGGATGTCCTTGGGGTCGATGTCGAAGCGTTCCGCGATGCGGTCGATGTCGACGTAGTGCTTCTCCGCGAACCACTGGCAGCCCATCATCTGCGAGTCGCGGCTGCTCGTATCCTGGAACGCGGCAAACGGCGACAGGACGCTAACTGAGATATCGCCAGGGGAGTAGTCCTCGAAGAGCCCGGCCCTGTCCTTCTCCTGCTTGATTGCCTGAGAAAGCATCTGCTCGGGGATGACGCGGCGGTTCTGCGCATCCGACAGGTAGAAGCGATCAGGCTCCCCCTTGAACGGATCCCATGTGATCTTGAGGAAGGACGAGCCGCAGACGGCCTTCCACAGCGTGGACATCATGAGATGCCACTCGAAGTCGGTGACTTCGCGGATGTGATCGAAGACGCGCTCGGCGAGCTGCGCGAGTTCGCGGTCGCGGCTGGTGCCGGTGGGCGGGCGGCAGCGGAACTCCGCGTTGACCGCGAGCACCTTCGCGCAGGCGGCGAGCACGCGCGAGCGAATGAGGTTGACCTTGTAGTGCGTCGCCGCCTCGGGGTCGTCGATGCCGGCGTCGAACAGGCGTCCCTGCTCGAAGAAGAAGCGTTGCTTGCCGCTCCAGAAGGCGACGTTCGAGATCCACGATTCCTCGAGTGCGAGGCGCTCGAGACGCGACTCGTGGAGACCGACACGCTTGTCGATCATCTCGATCAGATTGCCTTCGTCGAGCTTCATCCTGCTCCTGCGTGGCGGCGAGGCAGAGTCGCGCGCCCCATGGTTTCCTGCGCCACCTTCTCGCGATCAGTGATCTCCATGGCGCCCGCGACGGCGGCGGCCTGCGGCCTTTCGCTGCTGGCGAGGATCGCCTTCAGCAAGTCGCGGTTCTGGTCGGCGAGGCGGAGATTGACGCGCACCAACGCCCATGACACCGCCGCGACGGGCAGCGCGCATGTCAGCGCGACGATCGCCAGCACTCCGAACTCCCAGCCGTTCAACGCATCATCCATGGTAGAGCTTTCGCTTCTTGGGCTTGGCGGTAAGACGCTTGTCGTACGCAGCCCAGTAGCGTTCCGACTCTGTCCTAGGCACTACAGGCTCAGGACGCAATAGGCCCCTTGTCCATGACTGATCACGGACAGCGAGCGCAATGCCGTATGCAATGACCATATCGTCGTGTCCCCGCGACTCCATCTCGCCCTTTCCGTTCCAGCGTTGGTCGCGTAGTTCGTAGAGCAATTCCTCGTCTGGGATGTGCGCGCCTTCGTCGAGTGCGCGCTTGATGCGGTCGATGAGCAGGGGCTTGGTGGTGGAGTTGGTGTGCCAGCCCAGGACTTCGGACACCTGCTTGGAGATGGTGTCCTGCCGCTGCCGCTTGTAGATCTTCTTGTAGCCCTTGTTGATGGCTTCCATGCAGGCGGTGTAGCCGTGGGCCGAGGGGTACGTCTCGAACGCGAGCAGGGCTTCGTTGTAGTACCACGACAGCCAGGCGCACTTCGGCCCCCACACGTGCGGGTCGTCGCGTTCCTTCCAGCGCGCGACCACCTCGCAGGTCTCGCCCTCGATGACCACGATGACGGCGAAGTCCCCTCGAGCGAGTCCGCCTGCGGTGTCGGACGCGGCGACGTACTTCCGGCCCTCCTCGGGATCCTTCCAGATCTGGAGACCGCCGCGCGCGTAGGGCTCGAACTTGAAGTTCATGCTTGGTCGACCTTGGCGATGCGCTCGCCGATCCAGCGCATGACCGGCACGGCCATGCTGTTGCCGAGCGCCTTGTAGCGCGGTCCATCAGGCGTGTCCTTACCGCGAGGACGGATGTCGGTGTAGCCGTCTGGGAATCCTTGCAGACGCTCGCACTCGCGGGGCGTAAGACGGCGGACGGCCATAGGAGAGAGCACGCCCTCCATCCGGCGGCTGCCCTTGTTGGCGTCTAGAGTTGCGTGAACGTGGCCCACGCGGCAACCGCTCTGTGATTCCTTGAACGCCACGACAGTCGTTGTGCTGGCCTCGCTCTGCCCAGGCGGCCTAGACCGCAGGGCGGTATGGCAATCGGTCTGGCTTGCACCTTTTTTGGCTAGCGTGCCATGAACGTCATAGGCCACCGCCATCTGCCCTCCCCCATTTGCGTGACTACCGGCGTGACCCATCGCTCGCAGGGTCGGAGCGATATCGGACGAAGCATCAGCTCCATGATCTTTTGCGCTAAATGCCATCGGCTGCGCCACCGCCATCGTGTATCCATCCTGATCAAGCGCACCCGCCTGGTCGCCGTACTGCACGGGGTCTTGGCGAGCATTGAAGCAGTCGGTGCCGATCGGCTGCATCACTGCCTGGTACCCTTGGCCCGGCTTGCCGCCGCCTCCTGTCAAGCTGCCAGCCGTGTCGCTGAGAGTTACCTTTCCCTTTTGGTTTTCATGGAAAGCCATCGCTGGCTGCTGCACCATCACCGTTGGCCCCGAAGAGCTCGAAGACGAACCTGCCGTGCCGATTTTTGCTGCAACATCGCCAGTCACGCTTCCGTTGTAGCAGTCGCTTCCAACCGCCGGCACGAACAACGATGCGCCGCCAAACGCGTGTTGGTCTTCAAGACCCTGCTTGTCGCCGTATCGTGTGTTCAGGGTGCAGGCAATTTCCGCGGGCCATTTGGCTGCATGCTGGCGACCTGACGCAGCGCCTGCGACAGAAGCTCCGGCAGGTCTTTGCCCCGCTTCTCGGCGCGGCGGAGGATTCCCGCGCAGGCTTTCGCGCTCAAAAAGAACCGCCGCGGCACGACGCCAGTCTCCAAGGTATCCGACAACGAACACACGACGGCGGCGCTGGGCCACTCCGAAGTACTGAGCGTCCAGCACGCGGTAGGCGTACCCATACCCGAGTTCGCCCAACGCGCCGAGGAAGGAACCAAAGTCCCGTCCTCCTCCGCTGGACAAGACGCCAGGGACGTTTTCCCAGACGACCCAGCGCGGACGTAGTCGTGCAGCCAGTCGGACGAACTCAAGGGTGAGCTGACCACGCGCATCGTCCATGCCTCGCCGCAGTCCGGCGACGCTGAAGGCTTGGCAGGGAGTTCCTCCGACCAGAAGGTCAACTGCTCTAGGCTCGAGGGGCCACTGATCATGCTCCGTCAGATCTCCGAAATTGGGGACTCGAGAATAATGGTGCGCGAGCACCTGCGCGGGGAACTTCTCGATCTCGGCGAAGCCGGCGGGTTCCCAGCCCAAGTGGTGCCACGCGACGGTCGCGGCCTCGATGCCGCTGCACACGGACAGGTACTTCACTCCTCGACCCTCATGCTTCCGACGAAGCGCGGCGGGTTGTCGCGCGCGAGCGCGAGCATCCTGTCGATGCAGTCCATGTCGAAGACCGGCCTGCCGGTGGACATGAACGCGATCTGCGGGCGGGAGGGATACTCCTGGTTGAACAGCATCAGGTCGTTGGCGATCTCCTTGTCGGAGAGCTTCTGCCTGCGCCACGCGAGCTGGTCGATGGAGACGGGCACGAGTCCGACTCCGACGCGGCACCACTTGTGCGGCTTGTCGACGGGGGCGGTCTTGGTCGTGAACTTGCCATCTTCGTCGAACACGAGCTTGCGTCCCTGCTTGGCCGGCACCTGCCGCCACTGGTCGTCGCTCCTCCAGCGGCGGATGTAGGTCTGCTTCAAGAGCCAGCGTTCCTCCTCGTCGAGGCTGTTCTTGATCTGCTCGGCGAGCTTCTCGGGGATGGAGCGTCCCGATCCGTAGGTGCGCGTCCAGTGGTACTCGTCGTGCTCCCACCAGGCGAAGAACACGGCGTGCCATGGATCGGTGCGTTCGAACAAGTCGATGTCGCGCTGCTTCCACGCGCGCCAGAAGTCGTCACGGAACTTCCCTTGGTCGCCATTGGCCGTGCTCTCGTCGAATCCGTAGGTGCCTGGCAACGTAGGAAGCGAAGCCATCACGCCGGCTTGCTTGCGTTCGGCGTCGGGCCAGTGCGCGGTCTCGGACAAGTGGACCATCGTCCTTGTTCCACCGCGACCTGGCTCGGGGGTTTCTGCGCTTGTGACGTGGATCTCTCCACGGATCGGGTCTGTCCATACGAGCGAGCTGGTCGCCTTGGACTTCATCTTGAAGTCCCAGTGGACCGTTTCCCCCGCTTGGGTTCTGGTCTTGACCATCGAGGTGCGGGCGGTCTCGGCGATCTGGAGCAGGAGCTTGGAGCGATCCTTGTTGTCCGCGATGATGAGCCCGCGAAAGTTCTTCTCGCGCAGGAGCTTCTCGAACATGCAGGCTTGCACGTAGGTGGAGAAGCCCATCTGGCGGGCCTTGAGGATGATGATGCGCACGGGCACGCCGGCCATCTCCATCTGCAGGATCCACGTCTCGAGCCTGCGTTGCGCGCGGTTGAGCTTGAGTGGCCCGATCTTGCCGGCCTTGTCGCGGATGGGGAAGTAGCGTTCGATCCACTCGCGGCGGGAGAGTCGCGTGCGCACGAGCCTGGCTCCATGCGCGTCGCGGACGAACTCGGGCGAGGATGCGGCGTCTCCGTACACGCCGGATGTCCTGTCGAACAGTCCGGCGTACAGGTGGTTGTCGCGGATCTGGGGATCCTCGCTGGCCTCGTCGACGCGCTTCTGGAGCGAGGCGAGGGTCGCGGGATCGGGCGGCTTGAACATCAGCCTTGCTCGACCTTGAGCTTGTCGCGCATGGACACGAGGTGGGAGTTGTGCGTGTCGATCATCATGGCGATGCGCGTGTCGCACTCGGAGATCTCGCCGACGAGCGTGTCCATGAGTTCGTTGAACTTGTTGGTCAGTTGCCGGCGCAGTTCGAGCTGGGTGGCGAGCTCACCGACGAAGGGGCTGGCGTCGAGGCGCCGCAGGCGGTTGGACCTGCGGTTCCTCTGCCTTGTCTTCTCGCGGTGGTCGGGGCACATCGTCCTGCCGTCGGTGACGGGGATTCCGCAGGCGATGCACCGCTTGGACTCCTTCATGCGCTTGCGGTAGTCGCGCATGTACAGGCGGAGCTTCTCCTTCTTCTGGATGTCGTCCATGGTTTGAAACGGGCCGGCGCTCATCACGCCGACCCGCCTGCTTCTCCTAGCAGTGCATCCCCGACTCTCGCACTGGAGATGCACGATCAAGCTACCGCATCGACTTGGCGCCCTTGCAGCGCCACTTCTTGCGGCTGAGGTTGTTGGGGCTGTTGGGGTCGGACTTCCAGTCGCCCTTGATCTTGAGAGACCGCGCGCAGTAGGCATCGCCCTTGGGCGTCCCAGGCTTGATGCTCGAGCCTGACTGCCCGTAGCGGACAGTGCGAGTGCGGCCAGTGGTGGGGCTCTTGACCGTCTTCGCGAACCGCTTCTTCATGGGCGTGCCTACTGCGCAGCGTTCTAGGGTGATTGGTGTTGACCTTGACGATACGCAGCGTACACTACGCCCCGTCCCCATTCAAGGTAGTATTATGACAAACAAGAAGTGGAGCAAGATGACAACGCAACTCTGGCGCAATCCCGAGGTTGCGCTGTTGAGCCTGGAGGCTCGTGGTCTGTTCGCGGAGCTGGTGGTGTGGCAGCTCGAGCATGGGTTCATCCCCGACGACGAGTTGTACTTCGAGCGGCTGTACGGTCGGCTGTGCGTGGATTTCCACCAGGCGTGGGAGCAGGTGACGGGCATCCTCGCCCGGACGGACCAGGGGTGGGTGTCGCCGTTCGTGGCGCGGATGCAGGAGGCGGAGAACGAGAAGCGGCAGGCGGCGGCCAAGCGACAGCAAAAGCGACGTCACACCGTGTCACGCCCTACAGGGTGTGACCTCCCCTCCCCCTCTCCCTCTCCTCTTCTTTCCCCCACACCCCCTATTAACACCTCTCCTCTCTCCCCCTCTCCCACCTCTCCCGAGGGGGAAGCTCGCAAGCTCGCTTCGGCTCCCCATCCAAATTGCATTCAGTGGTGGGAGAAGGAGTGGCTGCGCACTCGCGGCACCCGCTACCAGATCCAGACCAAGGACGCCGTCGCGGTCTCGAAACTCCTCAAGATGGGAACCGAGGACGAGGTCAAGGCACGCATGACGGCGATGCTTGACTCCCAGGACGCTTGGCTGGCCCGTAGCGCGTCGCCGACGGTGCTCCTTGGGCAATGGAACCAACTCGGCGTCAAGTCGCGGCAGACGAGCGCGCAGAGCGTCAGGCGCGGTCAGCCGCCGCACGAGGCGGGCGACGATCTGCGCGACGAGTGGTACAAGTGGCATTCGCGGGTGAACGGGTTCGTGCCGGAATGGCCTGGTGCGGAGAGGGCGTCGCTCGAGATCGAGCAGCTCAAGGGGGCTCGAAGGTGACGGAGTACGAGATCAACGAGGCGTTCGTGATCGTGCGGCGGGGCGAGCTGTACGGGCCGTTCATGTCGCAGATGGATGCCTGCGACGCGGCGATCCACCGCTACGGCAACGAGGCCGACTGGGACGTTCGCAAGTTGAACGCCACCATGGCCTTGACTGCGACGGTGATGCCGGCGCCGGTGAAGAAGCGCCCGCCGTCCGTGCCGCTCAAGCGCCCGCCGCCGGCCTAGTTGTACTGCACGCGGTCGACGATCACGTCCCACGCGAACCAGTCGAGCTGCGAAGCGAGGCTGCCCGCCGTGGGCACCATCATGCCAACATCTTCCTGCACCCAGGCCATGGGGCGGATGTCGAAGCTCGCAACGCCATCGGGGTCGCGGAACGGCGCGAGCGCGTAGGGTTCCGTGATGGTGTAGGTCGTGGTCGTCCAGTAGTCCGGTTGCGCGCAGTAGTCCCACAGCACGGTGCTGGTGACGCCCGACATTCCTGCGTAGTCCAAGACTCCGTCGTACTCCTGCAGCGTAGGCAGGAAGCATTGGAGGATGGACCAGCTTGGCAGGCCGAACATGGTCACGCCGTTCTGCTCGTTGTGGAACCAGGGGTACGAGTAGACGGTGGGGTATCCCCAGCCGTTCTGCCCCCACCACACGAACCCGTCGAGGTTCTCGAACCGCACGCGCCACGAGATGTGGTGTCGGACGGTGAGCTGGACTCGAGCGAGGGGCGCGCTGCCGGTGTACGCGGGCAGTTCGACCTCGCCTGGATCTTGGACGGTGGCGGACGTGCCGACGAACGGACCCTCGTGGACCTGCGTGCGCGAGCGCGAACCCTTGCTGGTTCCGCCCAGCACGACCGCACCCACGAGCCACAAGCCCGCGAGGATCTTCCAGTTCATCTCACTCGCTCTTCTGCGCCAGCTTGGCGGCGACGACAGGTTGCAGCTTGGCGGCGGCTTCCTTGACGCCGTACGCGCCGGTGCCGGCCATGACGACTTCCCACGGGATGATGATGCCGATCTTCTCAAGGAGCACCTTGAGGACGGGCAGGAGCAGGCTGACCCACCAGGTGGAGGAGCCGGCGATCTTGGCGAGGATGGCTTGGATGTTCATGGCAGATTGAGTTGCGGCGGAGGCGGGTCGTTCTTCTGGATGGTGACGTTGGCCTCCAGCATCTTCGCCACCAGTTTCTTGGCTCGAGCCTGTTGCAGCATCTCGATGGCCTTCAGCACGTGCGTGGGCCTGCGCGAGGTGCGCAGGATGCGCGTGATGGTGCGCGAGACCATGTACTCGGCCTCGGCATCCGACAGCGGCAGTCCGGCATCGAGCTTCTTCTCGATCTCCGCGATGCGCTCCACGAACCCCGTGTCGGCTGCGCCGACGTAGGAGCTCTGGTCGCCAGGCCCGCCGTTGTTGTCAGGTCTCACCCAGATGTGCTTCCTTCCTTGCATGCGCCGTTCGTAGTCTTGTCGACCACGAGCGTTGCTGTAGCGCATGAGCGCGTCGGCATCGTCCAGGCTCATGTTGGGCACATAGGGCTCGTCCGACGTCAAGTCGTCGCCCTTGTCGCCCATCACGCGCCTCGACCGCCGCTCTTCATCGACGACATCATGCCGCGCTTGGCGCCCTTCGGCATGCCGGCCTTCTTCGCGGCGGCACCGGCCTTGGCGGCGCTCATCTTCTTGGTGCCGTAGCCCATGCCGACCTTCTTGCCACCGCTCTTGCAGGAGGAACCCTTCATGTCACTTGCCCTTCTTGACTCCGCCCCGCACGTTCATGGCGCCGGCTCTGCCCGACTGTCCCTTGAACGACTTGGGCGGGCTGTACGTCTCTTGCATGGCGACCTGCCTGCGGCTTTGCTTCCGCTTGCGGGCGTTCGCCGCCAAGCTCTTGCGCACGCGCTCCATGGCTTCGTGCCGCTTCGATTCGCCGCGTTCCGAGCTCACAACGTCGGACCCTTCGCCTTCAACTTGTCCAACATGCCCCCAACCGCCTTGCCGACTTTGTTCCCTCCGCCGTTCGTCGCGCCGTTCGTCGCGCTCTTCATGTTGGCGACGTTCATCGCGCCCGCAGCCGGAGCGTTCTGCTCCATCGGCTTGCCCGTGCTCAGTCCGTTCTTGAGCTGGGTCATCATCCCGCTCGACATCTTTGGGAACATCATCGGGAACATCAGTAGGTACTCCAGATGCTGGCGTAGTCGTTTACGAGTTCGTTGTAGGCCGCATCCTGCGCTGCCGTCAAGGTGTAACTTCCGGCAATCAAATTCGTTGCTTCGTTCGGGTCCGCGACCAAGTTGTAGAACTCGTAGTTCGCCACCCCCGTTCCCGACCCAGGCCAAGGGCCCGTCCCGCTGCCGTCCTTGCGCATGATCTTCCACGTTCCGGCACCCGCCCCTGCCGTGATGGTCTTCACGTAGCAGCGCGATCCCGTGACGCTGGCATTAAGATGGGGGATGTTTGGTTGGAAGAAGTCGGCCTGCACCGCCGTCCGCCCGCTGGCTCCCGTGTTGCGCAAGACGGGCACGATGCTGTTGCTGTTTCTGCTCGCCGGCGAAGAGGGCGTCGTGGGCACCGGCACGGCGATCGAGCTTCCGTTCGCAAGCGCGATGACGGTCTCGAACAGGTCGCAGGCGCTCACGATCTGCTCGGACGTCCGGCCAGGCGCTTCGACCTTCGCGCCCGACACCACGAGCGGCACCCTGATCCCGAGGTCGTACACCGTCTGCTTGGACCGACCTGCAGGGAAGGCGTTCACTCCAATCGGGATGTTGACCGCTGCCGTCCCGTTGTCCGCCCACACGATGGTCGTGGTCTGCTCCCTCGTCTCCTGCGGCATCCCGTTCATCAGCCGCCCGAACCCGTAGTCCATGGCCTCCACCATGGCGCGGAAGTACGGCACCGAAGTCGGATAGTTCCGGCTCGAGATCAGGTCGGGGAACTGGGCCGGCAGGTTCCACACGTCCGTGCGGTACATCTCCGGCGGCGGCCTGTGCATGGGGCCGTGCGGCATGCTGATGGGCAGGTACAAGAACCACGGCTGCGGCGTCCGCGCAATCCACCGCAACGCCTCTTCGATCAACCAGATCGGCTGGTAGTCCTGCACGAGCTCGTGGCTCTCCGATTCGATCCCCGTCCGCGTCCGCTTTGCCCTCGACAGCGGCCACGCGAAGTAACTTTCCGGCAACTCCATGTTGATGAGTTGCCCCGCCCACTCGTCGAACCCGCAACGAATGGGGTGCCCAATCGCCCCGCCGGCATTGCTGAACCCAGACAGGTGCCACTTCCCGAACGCCGCACACGTGTACGCGCCGTTCGTCGCCAGCTTCAGCGCCCTCGGCAACGTCACCTCCGCATCCAGCAGCGACTGGTCTCCGTCCTGCGCCAGCGCCCCGATCCCAGTCTTGTACCCCCACCGCCCCGTCATCCATTGCGCCCGCGTGGGCGAGCACCACGGCTGCACGTACGCACGGTTGAACCTCACCCCCGCCTGCGCATGCGCATTCAGGTTGGGCGTGTACGCCTGATTCGTGACCTGCACTCCGCCCAACGTGTCCGCATACACGCTCCACGCATCCCGACCCCAGTCATCAGGAGCAAACACGATGATGTTCGGCTGCACACGTACCTCCAACGCCACCGGCCTGATCGGATCCAACCCAGGAACTACCACCGGCATGGCTCCCACCTTAACAATCGACTTCCGCCGTCAACTCATTTCCCGACCTTTTCTAGCCGCCACAACCCCCCACCAACACCACACCTACCACCAACTCCCTAAAACCGCCCTTCCCAACGCTAGACACCCAAGTGTACAACCCCCACACCCCCACAGCGCTAGCGCTAGCCCCTAGCTACAGCGTGTGAGCTTGAGCCACACACCACCAGCGACTCCCGCCTGCCCTCCCGCACGCTAGCACACGCAAGTCCGACAAGCCTAGGTCGGAAATTCTGTGAGGGGATTGCCCCCTCCCCGCGTCGTCGGCAGCGCAAGTCCCCCTGGCACCCCCGGCAGGGGGGGGTCGCGGGGTCTGGGACGCGCGAAAGGGCTGCGGCAACGGCTGCGGGAGCGGCGGGAGCTGCGGGGTATCGGCTCCCGTCCCCGGCTGCGGGAGCGGCGCGCGAGCCGGGCGAGGCGCAAGGGGCGAGCGCAATGGAAACGAAAGCGCCCCGGCGAGCGCGAGGGGCGCAGGGCGGGGCGCGGAATGCGGCGCGGAATGCGGCGCTAGGCTTGCTTGGCGCGCGCGCGACGCAATCGATCGCGGCGCAGCAGGCGCGCCTTCCGCAGGTTCCAATTCATCCAAGGCGCGGAATCCGGTTCGGGGTAGGGGGCCGTGCTGGAAGTAGCTTCCGATTCCGTCTCGGCGCACAACGCGCGCCAACGCTTGGCCATGGCTTCCATGGACTGGCAAGTCTGGCAATCGCACGGCGCGCACCGCTCCGCACGAACTAGGTAGGCTTGCAATGGCATCGGCGCGCAATTCATGCCAGCACGCGCGGCGCGCGCGGCCGCTTGCGCGCGGCGCAGCCGCGCTAGACTCCGATTCCATGATCGGAAGGCCGGCTCGCAATTCGATTCCGATTCCGAGTCCGACTCCGCTTCCGGCCGCCAAGGCGCGCGGCTGATTCGCGTGGCTCGCGCCCAAACCTGTAGCGCTCGCGCGGCGCGTCCGATCGCGGGAAGCCAGTCCGGCGCGCTACCCTGCGCTTCCGCGCGCAAGTTTCGCGACGCGGCCGCATCCGCAAAGTAGTCCGCGCGCGTTTGAGCGCTACCCTGGCCACGCACGGTGTCCCACGCCGCTTGCGGATCCAAGCTTCCACGCACGTGGCGAGCCGTCCCGCGCACCATCCCGATGCGGCTGGAATGCATTACTACGGCATGGAGGCCGCGGGAGGCGTGGGCGAGCCTGCACGGTTCGAGCCGAGCGGGAGGCGTGCCTTCCACCGCGCCCGAGAGGATCATCGCAATCCGGGATTGCGTCCCGGCATCGCACGCGACCGTAGCGCGCCACAATTCGGCACGCGCCGCCCAAACCGCCAAGCGCCATTCCCGCCGTTCTTCTGTACGGTCGTCCTCGCGCGCAGCGTCGCGCGCGCCATTGTCAAAGTAGTCTAGAGCCATTGCATTGCCTCCCGCCGATCGGCGGCGCGCGGCGTGCGCGCCCGTCCCGCTCGGCATTGCACTAGTATCGGACGCGATTGAGCGTAGTGCAAGGGCGCAATGCGGAATTGCGGCGCGCGCAATCCCTTGTCTGCCAAGTACTTATGCGCGAGCCGACGGAATTGTGCGCGGAACGGGGTAGCGCGCGCCCTTATGGCAGTGCGGCGCGCAATGCGGCGCGCAATGCGGCGCGCGGCGCGCGCGACAATTCGCAGCGCTGCGATTCGCGGCGCGCCGCGCACTAGTCCACCGATGCCAGGTGCCCTCGTCTGCTACGCACGTCGCGTAGCGGCTTGCGGCGCAGGCTTCGGTGTTGGAGTTTCGCAATGGCTCAGATGCTTCGACGGCGGCCCCGTCGTGCGCGTCGCCTCCCTGGCAAGGCTACGGGTGTAGTCTTGTGGGAAGGCGCTTCGCACTTCGACGGCTCGCCCATCGTCGCCATCGCCACTTGGAAGTCCGTCAACCGCAAGACCGGCAACATGATCCAAGTCTGGATCCTGCACGCCGACTCTTCGCCTACGACGGCTGCCAAGCGTGGCCTTGACTCTGCGACCTGCGGAGACTGCGCGTTCCGTCCGTTCATTCAACGGCTGGCGCGTCGTCCTCGAGCGTCGCAGGCCCTCAAGGCCCTGCTTCGCACCAAGTCTTGCTACGTCAACCTTGGCAAGGCTCCCAACGGCATCTACCGCGCCTACAAGCGCGGTCGATATCCCCGCTGGGACGGCGACTTGGCGCTGTTCTCGGGCCGCTCTACGCGCTTCGGCGCCTACGGCGACCCTGCGTTCCTGCCCGTGTCACTCGTTGCCCGCATCGCTGCGGCTTCGAAGTCCCACACCGGCTACACGCATCAATGGCGCGACGTCCGCTCCACGTGGGCGCGTCGCTTCTTCATGGCGTCCTGCGACACCGAACAGGATGTCGCCGACGCCACCGCCATGGCTTGGCGCTACTTCTACGCCAAGCCTAAGGACGCTCCGGTTCCCGCCGGCAGCGTCGTCTGCCCCGCCTCCAACGAGGCCGGCTCCCGCACCAAGTGCATCGACTGCACGCTCTGCGACGGCGTGCAGTACGACAACGACCGTCGCAAGTCCATCACGATCGAGGCCCACTAGCACATGACCATGCACTTCATCGTCCGAACCAAGAAGCTTGCCGCCACGAATCACCGTGGCGCTCGCATCGTGGCGAGCTGCGATCTTGGCAACCAGATCGTCCGCCACACCTTCGCGTACCGCCACGAGCTCGAGTACTCCGACAACCTCAAGGTCGCGGCTCTGTCGCTGCTGCGCGTCAACATCCTGCCGGAATACGGCCACGGCGTGCGTCTGTACTACAGCGACCTCGACCGCCAGGGCGGCGTCCTGCTCGCCACCACGCACCGCGACGCTCCCACGCACCTCACTACGCGCGACCTGCTCAGGCTCGAGCGCGTCGATGTCATGGAGGATGCCAACAACTTCTTCTCACAGGAGACCATGCAGTGAAGATCCACAAGTCCATCACCGTTGATCGCCTCCTCGCAATGCACGAGGCCGACGACGGCGGTGCCGTCTGCTACTCGTGCGGAGTTGACCACGACGGCTTCCTCGAACCTGACGCAGAGCGCGTCAAGTGCCATGCCTGCGGCGACCACGCAGTCTACGGCTACCTTAACCTCTTGGTCGAATGGAGCACCTGCGGCTGCGGGTACTGCGAAGAATGACCGACAACGACCCCATCTTCGAGAAGGACGTCAACATCTGGCGTTCCCTCGACCACGGCTCGGACGCCTTGTCCAGCCTCGACCGCAGCATGGAGAGAGCCCGCAAGCGCCTCGCCACGCTGCTCACCATGGACTTGGAGCACGCCCATGTCGCCATGTACCACGCCAAGCTCGACCGACTGCGCAACGACCTCGCCTACGAGCTCGCGCAACTCGCCGAGTCCTACGGTCATCCCGACTGGGAGGTGGACGAATGAAGTACATCATCTCGTGGACCGAGCACATCCGCTACAACGCCATCGTCGATTGGCCGGACGACATCGAACGGCTGCGCGACACCGTGCATTGCTACCCTGGCAGCAACTCCGTCGATGTCGATGGCTCGACGACCGAGACTCGCGAGCGTTGGGACGAGCTGCGCGCCAACGCCTTGCCCGAGTACGGCAACGCGGACTCGTTCGAAATCGAACCCTACAAGGAGGAACTATGAGCAACCCCAAGATGCAAATCCGCGTGACCCACGACCTCCGCGAGCACGGCGACCTCGTCGTGATCCGCTACTGGTCGGTCTACGAGGGTAGGTGGAAGGTCGCGTCTGATCAGTGCGAGATCCCCGACCGAGAAATGGCGGCGATGTCGCAGAGCGATCGAGACAAGATCGACAAGCACCTGCCCCGCAGATACTCGTGGAGGGATCTGTGACTCTGAACCCACAAAAGGAGAAATCATGAAACAGTACAAGGCATTCACCATCCGCGTCGTCGTGAACGACGGCGCTCTTGACTCCGAACATCTGGAAGGCATCGTCGATGCGACGCAGATGATGCTCGACCACATCTCCGACTACACGGAGTTTGACCTACTGCCGAGCGTCACGGTGACCTTGGCAGACAAGGAGGAAGCATGAAGAACTACGTCATCAAGTTCGAGCGTCACATCGTCCAGCACTGCGTCCACACCATGTCGCAGGAGGAGATCGACGCCTTCGGCATCGGCATCGACACTCCGGGCGAGCTGCACATGGTGCTGGTCGACGCCCAGCTGTTCAAGCCCGGCAACTCTGGCTACTGCAAGCGGTGCGAAGACTTGTGGTGGCATGTCAACGATCACGCCATCATGTATCACGACGAGGACATCGACATCAAGAACCTGACTGTGGAGGTGAAGCCATGACTGTGACTGCCAACATCACCGTGTCCGTTGCCAAAGACCAACCGTTCCGATTGATCCCCTGTTCCGCGCGCGGATTGCATTGGTTTCAGATCCAAGGCCATCCCTTCCCTGGATTGGCGATCTTCGCCAACGAAGATCATCCCGAGGCGCATCGATTGCCGGCTGCCGTCGCCGCCTTCAACGCCGTGATGGATGGCGAGCAGGAGGTGAAGCCATGATCGACTACCGGCAGAAGGCGCGGGAGATGGCCGTCGATGTCATCAACGAGCGCATCGTGGAGCTGCACGCAGCCGCCATCCGCGAGCCGCAACGCGCCTACCAGTGGGAACAACAAGCACGGCTCCTGCGCGACGAGCTGCAGCGCAGGGCCGAAGGCATGAAGCAGCTTCAACAACAGGCCGGCATCGGCCCCAGGAAAGGCAACGCATGAACATCCACGAACAATCCCGACAGTCCGCCATGCACGCCCTCGAGGTGCATCTGGCCGCCGTCATCATGTTCTTCGAGACCAAGTGGCGGCGCACCAACACCAACCAGGCGCGTGACGCCATGGTCGAGGAGGCTGTGCGCGAGGGCTGCGACGCCATCATCAGGGCTGCGCAGGATCGTCGCGACAACCCCCTTGCACACGACTACAACCCGCAGTAAACTACAACCAAGGAGCCAACGCAATGCACCCCCGTACCGACATCATGTTCGTTCTTCAGTCCCTCATCACCAAGCACGACGAGCTGTCGCCCGCCGTCATTCAGGCGCGCGGCATCCTCGAGGAGATGCAGCAGGAAGCCGAGGAGCTCGACCGCTACATGGACGAGCGCGCCAAGATCGAAGAGGAGATGCGCAGCCACATCCCCTTCTGACACCGACCACAGCCTGGCGGGGTGGCTCCCGCCGGCAGGGCACCCCGCTGTCATTGCATCCCTGCCGGCACTTCTCCTACGCAACAACCATGAAGACTCGCATTCAACACGGCACCCCCGAGTGGCACGCCGCCCGCAAGGGCAAGGTCACCGGCTCGACGGCGGCAGCGATCCTTGCCCCCGGCCAGCCCGGCGTCCGAGGCACGCCCCTCTCCGAATGGCATAGGATCACGCAGGAACTCGCCGGCAACGAGCCCGAGGCAGTCGAGCCAGAGGCAGACGACGATGCAGACAGCGGCCTGCAGGACATCCTGGACTGGGGCTCCTCGTCCGAGGGGTTCCACGCCGACCAGCTCCGGCGGATGGGCTGGCAGGTCGACCTGAACCGTGACCTGTACATCGACAGCGACCGACCGTGGCTGGCTGGCACGCCGGACGGCACCTGCTACGGGGAGGACGGCACCACCTCCGTGCTCGAGCTGAAGGCGCCCGTCCACAACTTCAGCGCATGGCGGGACGAGGCACCGTTGGGTGCCCGCATCCAGGCCAGCATGTACATGCACCTGCTGGACACCGACAGCGCCATCGTCTCCGCCCTCATCCCGCCCAAGCCCCGCTGGCACATGGTGCTGCGGAACGACGAGTGGGAATCCTGGGCGCTCGCCAAGCTTGACGAGTTCTGGCACGAGCACGTGCAGAGGGACATCCCCCCGCCGGTGACGCCATGCGAAGGGGATGTCGAGATGCTGCGGCTGGTCTACCCCACCCACCAAGCCGGCGTCGCCGTGCGCCTGGCCGACGATGCCATCGCAGCCGCCGCCCAGCTCGAGCAGGCCAAAGTCTTAAAGAAGGAGGCCGAGCGCCTCGAGTCCGAGGCCAAGGCCGTCATCCTCGCCGCCATCGGGACCGCCGAGTACGGTGTCCTGCCCGACGGCAGCGGATTCACGTACCGCACCACGAGCCGAGCGGAACCGGCACGTGATGCGCGCACTGTCCAGTTCCGCACCCTGCGATTCGCCAAGCAACTGAAGATGGGTGGCTCATGACCATCGATCTCATCCACACGCTTGGCCGAGCAGCGACCATCCTCTTGGTCGTCTGGCTTGCCGCAGGAGTCATCATCGAAGTCTTCTTTGGAGGCGAATGCAATGACCGATCTGATCACGACTGACAAGCAGCAGCAGCCGCTGTCGCCCGCCACGCTGGAAGCGCTGGTGGTCGGCGGCGACCTGTCCAAGCTGACCACGATGCAGCGGCTGGAGTACTACACCGCACGCTGCACCAGGGCTGGGCTCGACCCCGCCACGCAACCCTTCCAGTACCTCAACCTGCAGGGCAAGCTCACCCTCTACGCCACGAAGACCTGCACCGACCAGCTCGCCAGCCTGCACGGCATCCGGCTGTCGATCCTCGGGCAGGAGACCGTCGAGGGCACGCGCATCGTGACGGTGCGCGCCGAGTC